GGCTTGTCCTGGTTATTTATTCTATTAATGAGTTCTGAATTAAATAAAACACTAGCAGCGATTTTTTCTGTTATGTTGCCTGTTCGTATGTGTTTTCTATATTTAGGCTTTGTGAGGGCTCTGAGAGCTCCTGTGTCTATACTTCTAGCCATTACTCTGTCTCCAGAGTTTGAATTTCCTGTCTATATAAAACGGTTTCATATTCTATAACCTTACCATCAAAATCAATGATAGGGGTACTACCACGAGGTTCAAAAATAGTTGCTCCATTCACACCACCACTTGTTGTAATGACTCCAGATTCGCTCCAGATGACTCCAGAGGCATTTCTAATTGAGACTACTCTATCTTCTGAACTAATTGGATTTTCTGTTCTTACTTTTACAATGTTGCTTACTGCAGTTAAGTAATTTTTAATGTCAACTGCACTTGAGTTTTGAGAGATTGTATCTCTTACAATTCCTTTTGCTAAGCAGTTAATTGTGCTAGATAGTGTCCAGATATTTTGGAAAGTTCCACTATTTACGTCCTGAATTTTTCTAGGACTGTAGATATCTGCTTTCATTGTATAAGAGGCGTGAGATAAGCAACTCATTTATTATACCGCCCATAGGTCAAATCTATTGTAATGAGATATTAAAGACTCAACTAAAACGCTTCCAATTCCATTTCCTGGCAAAAACTCAACAGTATATGCATCATTTTTAACTGACTTAACTCCACGATTTTTATAATTAAAGTCTGAACATAGCATGTCATTAACAAGTTCAAGTGTTGCTAGATTGATATCATTTGGAATATACTTCCATCCGTATTCTCCACGAATTAAATAAAGACTATTTCTTTCAAAGTATCCTGCTGAATTAATTACGCTGGTATCTGACCATTCAATAATATTTGCACCTTCCCAAACAACCTTCAAGCTATTTTTTCCATTTGTAACTGCAAATGGGTAATCCAAAAGATTAATTTCTGGGTCTGCTGTAGTATCATAAATAACTTCATCGTCTTTAACAATTTTGTCAAATGATTCAATTCTTTGACCAATAAATAGGACATCTGATCCTTGTCCAAGAGTTCCAACTGTTTTGTATCTAAATGTAAAATCATCGCTAATCTTTGAATTGATATATAGTCTTGCTCTTCTTTCTAGTTTTATTAATTCTGCTTCAGTAACCTGACCAAAGCCTGGAGAATCTCCTACAATTTCTAATCCAGTATGCTCTGCTAGTTCTGTTGTTGTTGCATATGGTCTAATTAAACTTACATAAATTTCATCTTCCGTATAAGAAGAAGCATCAATAATCTGTAGTTCAACCTTAAGTCTTCTATCATATGCTGTAACATCTTGATCTAAAATTAAATTAAAACTTGTTGTTATTTGTAACGCTGTACCAGATTGTGTTGCTGTTGCTGTTCCAGTAGTTGTATCCGTTACAGTAAATTGTGAAGCTGATCTAGTTGCAATTGTAACATTTGACTTATTTAGACTTGATCCAGTTGTTGTGGATAGTCCAGTAATAGTAACTACATCACCAACAGCAAAGGTGTTTGATGCTGTATAAGTAATTGTTGTTCCGTTTCCAGAAGCTGCTGTTACTGTAGCTCTTTTTACCAGTGATTCATCTGACTGGATATACTCTTCTAAATCAAGGTCATATACACTAAATACAACCGCATCTGTGCCTGATGGGGCTGTATATGGAATAGTTACAGTATCTCCATCTGACCTTAAATATTCTTTCATTAAACATTTACACCATAGAAAGTTGCAACTTCTTCTGGGGTAGCCTCCCTAACTTCGTCTTTTGCTCTTCTTAAGATATCGTCTGCAACTGATCTTGAGAATGTTTTAAATGGTTCATCAATTGTAAAAATAATTCCGTTTCCAACATTATATGCACCTCTTGGGTATACCATTTTTAGTACAACCTTTTCTTGGGTTTTTGTTTCAACTGGTTCTTTTTCTATGACCACAATTTCTTTTTCTACTTTTTCTGCTTCTTTAATGCCAAAGGCATCTTCTAATTCTTTTGCATATTTTTCTTCTGTAATCCCTGCTTTTTCAATAAGCTTAATAATTTCAGCTTTCTTAGCATTTTTTGGATATTCAATATCATACATCATGCAGATGCTTTTTAATTCATAAACTGTTTTCTCGTTAAACACAAAATCCTCCTATCATAAATTATACACTAAAAATAAAACAGGGGCTACCGAAGTAGCCCCTGTTTTTAATAGATAGATTAGCTGGCACGAGTTGCGTATGCAATCGCTGACTTTTCTTCTACTGCTACACCCATACGGACGTATACTGTGTACTCTACTGTGTCCTTCTTTGGCTTGAATTCACGATGTACGGTTACATCACGCTGGAAGCCCCAGATTCTGTTGCTTGGTAGAGTTAGATCAACATAGTTGTCTGGATACAAAGGTACTTCTACAACTGGCAATCCGAAGATCAGGTATTGTGCACCTGCGGATCCACCAACTTGTGGAATTACACCATCGATTACACGGGTAGCAACCATATCTGGAACTGTTCCGATGTTTCTCAACTCGGAAAGCAATTCTGATAGATGCTTGCTGTTCATGTAGAACTTAAGGTCCTGACGGCGAGCCTTGAACTTACGAGGCAATGCATTGTAGATTGCTTCGATAGCGTCCAAACCAAGTGTCGTTGTTGAACCATCGTTTGATTCAGGAGTGGACTCCCAAATGTTGGTCATTGTTGCAGATGCAGCAGCAGCTTCGTGTGCTCCTGCATATGTTGCATCAAGTGTCTGACGATAGAACCCTGCAAGGGTGTTATTGTAAGAACCATCTCCAGACGAGGCTGGACGACCATTGATAGCAATGTCCTCAAGATCGTTTCCGAACTGAGTTGCCATCAAGCGAACGATGTGATCCTCAAGCTGCTCACCTTCAATGTTATCCTCTAGGGATTCTGTTGAAAGTTCGTAGTCTAGACGGAACTTCGTTGTTGTAAGTTCGATTTTTGTAAACGCTGGAGCTGAATTGCTTCCTGTATCCTCAGCCTGTGTTGCCTTAGCAACAAGACGTGAACCAACACGAACCTTATCAAGTTCCATTGTATTTGCTCTCATTACAACTCTACGACCATCATTGGCGAGAACCATCTCGTCAAAAATATAGTCGATAAACTGACGTGACTGCTCTGGGTTAAGTACACCACCCTCGTTTGTGCTAACATCAAAAGATGTCATTGCACCTGGGGATTCCAGTGGAGAGATTACTGTACCACTTGCTGCAGCCTTTTCGATAATATCACTCATTTTATTTATTTCACCTTCTTTTCCTTTTTAATTTAGGTATTCTGCGGAGCCGAGGAAGCGTCCACCCCATACTGACTTGCGTAGTACGGTAGTCTGTTCTGGAGCATTTTCCAATTCTCCAGACTTCTTTACGGCTGTGTCTGACTCAACCGAGTCAACTCTGGAATTTAGATTTTCCAAAGTGCTTTTAACATCAGCCAAAGCTTTGTTTAACTCTTCATTTTTATCTGCAAGAGCCTTTGTTACTTCTGCAACAGATGTTGCTACCTCATTGATAGCGTTTGTATTTGTTGCAGTATTCGTTGAAATTGTTTCTGAAATGAAGTTTTTAATCTCATCAAGAGCCTTAGCCATATCAGTTACCTCACCGTTATCGGTGGAGGCTACTGTAGCTTCAACATTTTCTGAATCAGACTTTTCAACAGATTCTTCTGTTGGTGCTTCTGCTACTGGAGCTTCTTCTGCTGGTGCTTCTTCTGCGATTTCTGCAGATTCTTCAACAACTTCATCAACTACAACATCTTCAGCTACTTCATCAGACTTGATAATATCTTCATTGGTCTCTACGACCTCTGTATTTTCAGCCACTTCAACACCTCCTTCATTTTGTTGGTAGGCAACTGATTCTAAGTCAACTGCCATTTTTACTACTTCTGATGGTAGCAAACCTGTGGTTACACCTAAAGATTTAGCAACCTTTGTTGCCCAAGATCTCAGTGTGTTCATTCTATGTCCTACTGTGGTATCGGATGGTTTCCAAGAATTTCCATCCTTCTGGTAAACTCTAATAGCTACTGCTGGATTTTCTTGTGTTCCAGTAATAGTAAAATCAGAGTTGGGTACCTTTATTGTACCATTAGTTACAACTCTTGTAACCTTTCCTCTTGCAGTACCACCTGAAGAGTTCCATTGAACAAAATCTCCAACTTTATATTTTGCTTTTAATAGCTCATCTTCCAGTTCATTTTGTTCTGGATACTTGTTTGGAGTTTCTTCATTTGTTAGAACATTATCATTAGATTTTTGAATAAGAGAAAATACTGCCTTGGCAATATCTTCTTTGGAAACTTCATCAATCCAACCAATTGAGGTTAGATCTGAATCGCAATTTGCACACTTATGTGATTCATTTTCATCAACGTATGCTAGTTCGTCAACTTCACACCAAAATACATTTTGGATATTTGACTTGTTAAAAATACCAGTAGCGATATCTCCACTATCTGTTTTTTGAATTGAAAAAATATTTGCTAGGTGATTTGCAGGTGAATCAACTAATGATAGTTCTACTAGATCATAGTCTTTAATAATTCTTACGCTGTTCTTTGATTCTCCATCAAGAACGCTTTCTGAGTCTTTTACGTTGCCACCAATTGAGAATCCTGTAAGTGTTCCATCAAGGACCATTTCCCATACTTCTTGTGCACCTTTAGAAACATAGGTATCTACATAAACACCACTATATTGCTTGTTTGTGTTTGGATCAAAGAATGTTTCGGTGCGAAAGTTTACAACTTTACCTGCTGGAATTGGCTGGTGCATAAGGCGTACATTTCCTCTGAAATTTTCAAATGCCTTTCGTGAAGCTTCTGCTGTAACACGATCACCTTGGCGATCAATGTTATCAAGGGTTGCAAAGCCAGACACAATTCTTTTTTCTACATCTACCTTTGAGATAGGCATGGTAAGCGTAACTTGATTACCATTAGTAGTAAGGGATGCCTTTTGTAAATCTACCATAACAATTCTAATTATATAACATATTTGTTATTATAGTGTTATGCTTGTTGTCTACCTTCACCTTGAGGCACTCTAGAGCCTGTTCCACTGTCTGCAGCATTAGCATCTCGTTGTTGATCTCTTAGTCTATTTCCATTAGCCTGAGTTCTTTGTTCTGCTTGACCTTGTGCTGTTAATTGAACTGGTTCGTCTCCAGTTGGCAGTGCTGTCATACCTTTTCGTGATCTAACTTCATTAGGTAAATAGACTCCCATTCTTAGATAACGCTCATCAATCTTTGATTGAGTATCTTCATCTGTAAGGGTAAGTTCATTAAATTTAAGTTTAAACATATCAGTTTTTTCTGAAACAATTCTATTTACAGACTTT